ATAATAGGTTATGATTTCAAGACAGGAAAATGGGAACCAGATGACGATGACACACCTATGGGCGCAATGGTTGCTTGGAAGCCAATAGCACTGGGCAAATCTAACTCTCAATTGTTTGATATTTTCAAAACTAGAGACGCTATTCCACCCTCTCCCCCAAACCAAAAGGACGGCGGCTAACCCCTGAAAACACCGCCCTCAAAGGCTAGCCGCATATAAACGTCACACTCCGCGGACCCTTCGGTCCACTTAGCAGCGTGCTCTTTAGTGCCCAAATCGTCGTCCACATAAGCGTTAAACCCCTCCCCCAGTAGCGCTTTGATTGCGTTCGTACCGTCTATGTCTGACCCCTTGACTGTGAACTTAAGAAAACCGTCTACGATTACGAGCGTAGCAGGTAGGATCACGACGTTGGCGCGTGTTACGACGTTGACAACGCGGTCTCTGTTTTCAGTTGAAAGAGTCATAGTTTTCTCCGTTAGGTTAATCTCAGTTTCGCCTCTTCGCGCATGTGGCGCTCCGCGGTGCGTATGTGTCTCAGTTCGAGAAGTATATCGAGGTGTTCTCGCCCGCAGCGATAGCGGTATCCTCGTGCTATGCGGTTGTGTAGATATGAGTGGCATATCTTACAAAGCACTATGCCGTTCTCGACAGCAAAGCGTAAATCCGGGTAGTTCTGCGCCTTCTTAATGTGGTGCGCGTGCCTGTCTTTGCGCGACCCACAACACCGGCACACCTTGCCAAGACGTATGACAGTGACTTTCCACTGCCTATATTCTCTGGATTTACGCCAAGATTGTGTCTTAGTTCCGGCCACGCACAAACTCACAATAGTCCGCCGCTTCTCTAGCGTCGTGAAAGGTCTTCACGAGCCGCGGGTCGTCATTCTCGTAGCGGGGATCAATTGCGAGCGCGACGGCTGGCGTGATGTGTTGGTCTTGGAAACCCTTTTCCTCTGCGTAATCGTCGCAGACTTTAAATGCTGCGAGCTGATAACAGTGAGTGATAGTGCCGTCTTTGGGGTCTTTCACCCAGTTCTGGCCGGAGATATGCTTGTCACCGCCTATGAGCACGTTAGCGCGCCAACCCAGTGACGCAGCTTTGGTGATAGCATGTACCGTATTCCACTGCGAGTGCCCCACAAAGCGGTGGCGCATACCTATAGTGACCTGACGGCCCATAGGCGTCGTATAGGCCAGTGTGAGGCCATGAGCGCGGTAGTTTATGTCAAACTGTTGGCAAAGGTACTTGAGCGCGTACTCATTCTTCCAGAGGTCGTGATTGCCACCAACAAGTGCGTCGAGATCGGTACCTATCTTTTCGAGATAGCCTTCTAGTAGCACCCAACCGTCGCTCTCTGTTGATTCAGCGTCACCGTATAGGTGCCCCAGAAATCGGAGCCAGTTGTCCGTCATATCGCCAAGGCATACGCCCCGGACATTTTCTTCGGATAGTGGCTCGATCCACCTGTCCCAGAGGTTTAAATCGGTACCTTTATTGTCAAGATGGGGATCACCTAGCGCGATAAGGACGAAGGGTTTGTCGTCTGGTAATTCTACCGCATGGGGCGTCCGGTATGTGCCGGAAGACTCTACGCGGTTGAATTGACCCTTTTGGGCTTTCACAGCCTGCTCGAACGATCTGTGGGAGGACTTATTGCGCTCTTTAAGGACCTCTGGATCTAAGAAGCCTTTCTCGGCTGCGCGCTTGAGGCGGTGCTGCACGACCTGTCTCGACACGTCGAACTGGCGGGCTGTCTCAGAGACGTTCTCCCCGCTCGCGATGTAGGTCTTAGCCGTACGTTTCAACTCGGCGTCCGTAGTGGGCACGAAGCTGCCGTCGCTCATACGTTTCCGTTTTGCTGTTTTTGTCACGCAATATTCCTTTTGGTAGTTGCAGGGGTGTTATTTTTCGGGTGTACTATCGAGGGACTGCTGCCCGGCGAACCACCCTCTAAGAAATTCAAACTTGATACTGCAGTCGAGCAGCACGCCGTTATTTTGGATAATTATTTGCCAAGCCTCAGACGGCTCGACCTTACGGTCCGTCGGCAACCCTGTCGGGCTCTCGCAGGGCGTTAGGGTCTCGCTCGGCGGGCTTCTCGGGGCCTCCGGGACGGGGTCTGGTGATGCCGATGGAATTGTTATACAGCCGGACAAGATTAGGGTCGAGGCTGCGGTCAACGTCAGGCGTAGAGTCTTTAACATATTTTGGAACTTCTCGTACTGTTTCTCGGATTACGGTGCGGACATTGTTTCGGGCTTCGGCTAACTCGCCTGAGAGGCGAATCCTTTCACCTTCATTTCGGCGTAAATCCCGCTTAAGAGCAGCGAGTTCGACATTGCGCTGCCGTACTTCCGCATCCTGCACTTTTTTGGCCTTATGGGACGTCTCCCACGTCTTAAGTTTCCACCCTGCGGTGAAAGCTATGGAGCCTGAGATTGCCGCCGTTATGGCGAGGCCTTTGAGGCCAAAAACACGGGCTATACTCATTTGCGAACCTCGTTCGTCTCATACCAATGGTGGATGTCGAAACCGGGGCAGAGCGTCGCTTTGACGTCTCGGTGCCCCATGAGTTTAATACCCGGATACAATTTTTTAGACTGTTCAATGATTATGCGCGCAGCGGCAAGCTGGGCTAGAGTCGGCAGGGTGTAACCCGCCCCTTTAGCTAGACCGGCGACAAACATTATGCCGATGGACCCACGGTTCGCCGGGTATGCGTGGGCGCCCATCTTATCGACATCACGACCTATCTGGAACTCGCCGTCGGGCATAATAAGCCCGTGGTATCCTATGTCGTCCCAACCATTACCCTCGACGTGCATATGCCGCACGGTACGCACGTTAGTTCCTTTCGGGGGCGTACCCCCGAAATGGTGGAATATGAGCTTCGTTATTTTGCGCTTAGATTTGCGTAGATATAACACCGGCTAGACCTCGTCTACGTGTAGGCCAATCCCCACAAAGTTCGCTCCGGGGCCAGAAACATTGTTGAGGTCTAATTTCGCGTTCTCGCGCGATAGAAGGGCCGTGCCGGACGGGGCCGCCTGTAACACGTCAAAAGGTAGGTGGATGTAAATATCCATATCTGCGTTGGGCGCGGTAATTACTGCGCCCGTATAGTTGCGGAATGCGACTTGGACCTCGTTAGTGTTAATCCCGAAACGTCCTGCAGTCGCTATTGTGGGGCTGTCTGCCAGCGTGATAGCGGGTAGTAAGTAAGGGACAGCTATGGGACTCCCAAAGCTAACTGTCAGAATGTTCCCGGCGAAGCTTGCTGTAGGCGGGTCTTGCATAGTCGATTGAACTTGGAAATTAGTACCATCGTAAAAAACACGGACCGCATAGGGTGCATATGTGCCCACAGAAAAATTAGTTGCAGTTATGCTGCCGACTATGACTTTCGTGTCGAGACTTATGCCTGTTAGTTCGCCGAGTGTGGTGACGGTAGGCGTAACGCTCACGGATCCAACGCTGGGGTGGGTTACGGCCCGCACCCCCGCAGCCAACACCTGGGTCACTGTGCCTGCGAAGAATGTCGAGGGGGCTAGACCCCCACTCCCCATATTCACGCCGCAATTAAGCGTTTGATAGGCTGATATGGTTGCCTTGTCGTCTTGGATACTAGCACCCGGAGTAACACCAAGACCAGCGAAACTTTCGTCAGGGGCGACAATAAATGCGCCGACAGATTGAGCCGTGAAAGTGTAATCCAGCTCAAGATCGCCGCCCGCATTAACCGTGTAGTCTGTTTCCGCGTTCATGGTGGTGTGGGTATTAGCGCCAGGCTCACCAACCTTGCCAACACCGTACCATCCTGACCCGACTGAGTTCTGGCGTGGCAGAGCTGCTACAAGTCTTGCTTGTCCTGGAGCGGGCAAAGCGGGCGAGAACTTACGCCCTATGTCTATGGATTCATCCACGTCGGGGACCGGGGTCGCAGGCCACGTCGCCGGTATGGTCCATGCGGCACCCGTATTGTTCTGATATTGTGTGCCTCCGAACAGGAACACTGTGCCGTCAGGGATCTCGTCGCCAACAATCGCTAACATACAACCTATGCGGTCTGCTACTCCCGCGTTAAAGGTGTTGATCTTATTTGTCGCCGACAAGTGGGTGTCGCCGTCATTGAAACCGCCGCCGACCCCGTCCGGGTCGCCCGTAGTATCTATCCCTGCCCAGTCTAATAAGTTTGGTCCTGCCATTGTGTTGTCTCCAATAAAAAAGCGCCCATTGGGACGCTGGAAAGTTTTTGAGTCTTAGTGTTCTTCGGAAGTTTTTAGAGTCGCCGATACTCGATGAAACCGGACATCACTTGGATATACCGGTTGGTTGTTATGGCTGTGGGTGCTTCGACACCAAACCCCAAGACCTCGCCCGCTGCGACCTCGTTGTTAGCTGCAGTGCTCAAGTCTATGTCCGCGGTCTGCGGGTTGGTGTTCGCGTAGCTCCTAGGCCCCACGCCGCCATTGGCGGCAACTTCTGCCAGTATGTCTGTGCTTGTGGACCCCGTCGTATTGTGATTTTTAACTTGGCGGACCATGCGGAAGCCCCACGGATCAACAATCGTGTTGTTGTTCTCTCTAAACTGTAGAGATAACCGCATGACTTTAAAAGCAAATGGCCGATGGAACCCCCCTAAGAACCGGTTGGGCGCCGCACCCACATTGCCCAAATCTTGGGAGTTGGTGTTGTCGTGCGGCCCGATAGACCCCCAAGCGTTGAACTCATTAGGGTCTAAGAGAAACTGCCCGCCAAAGTCGAAAAACATCGGTTGCAGTTTCAATACGTCTCCGACCGTGGTCTGTCCGGGTATGCCGACCCGCTCATGTATGAGAAGGTCTGAAAGTGCGACGGTCATACCCCAATGCCCTACGGTAGCGGTGCAAGCTGCCCGATGGAAAACCCTACGGCTTGTCCAGGGGTTAAAGTAACGGGGTTGGTTGTCGCTGTAAGAGCGCTTGTAGCCGCGGCATGTGACGCCGCCAGCATCGCGGGCGTCGCAAGACCCGCATTGGTGGCGTCCACCACAGGAATTATTGCATCTGTACCTGCCGAGCTTGTTACGAGGCCGTTCGTCGGGGACGGCGTGTACCCTAAATTTGTTGGGGCAATGGCTACGTCAAATGACTCATCCTCTGCCATTTTTATAAAGTTAGTGCCGTCCCAGACGTATTTAGCCCCGCCGGTATCGACCGTGGTGTCTGCGGTAGCGTCTACGACATACACTTCGTCAGCAATGTCTAGTGTGAGAGCATCGCGTGCGGTGATGTCTGCGGCGATGTAGTTAGCCTGCAAGAAAACTTTTAACTGGGCTGCGTCCATCTCGTATTGGACGCCTCCGCGCTCAACGATGAACAGGTCGGTACTTAATAACATAGTTTTATCTTTCTTTTCTATGGGAGGGGTGGGAGGGAAGCGAAGTCCTTCTCCACATATTTGGGGTCATCATGATTGATGTTGTCGAGGTTTAGGGCATTGGTAAAGAGCGCCTGGATCGCCGCAGCGGATAACCCGCCGGAAGGCCCCCCAGAAGACGTAACTGTCGTGTCTGTCGGGGCTATGACGAAGTCTTGGCCGCCTCTGTCTTGGGTGAAGACCAAAGCGTCGCCAGATTGAATGAAATCCATTACAATACTACCCCTTAGAAGGGTCCTGCGCGAGGTTTTGCCAGAAATAGCTGTCGTGCCCTTCGACATTGTCCACTTCTGCGAATATCCGCGTGCCACGAGGCAAACGCGCAGCGTCCACCAAAGCGGCGGGGTTATCCTGCTCAAAAATAACGGCCATATCAACGCCGTCGGCTATGTCAGTGACGGACAGAGCCGGAGACGTCGCGCCGTTTATAATAATATCGTCCGTGTAGTTGGGTCTGCAAATACGTACCCTCCATGCCGAGGTGGCATTTGGTACAACATCGGTAGGTTGGGACTTCGTTATCTTTAAGAACCAGTTTAGGCGATTCTTAGGATCATAATAGAAATCCTGCCCTTTCGTCGTTTCGAGAAGAGACATTTACTCCCCCTTTTTGATGAACTTATCCGCTATAGAGGACATGAATGTGCCCACATCGAAGTCAGTCGAGGCCCACTTAATGAACCGCGCTCCGATCAGCGATATGCCGAGGACGAAGACACCCGCCTCCAACCCCTCTAAACCTTTACTGGCTAAGTAGGGCACGGCTGTCGTCGCCAATAGGACGCCAGAGATGAAAGCCATGCAGCGTTGTTTCCAGTCTTTTAGGTGTCCGCCCATCCAACGGAAACCGACTGACGCCAGAGAGCCCGCAGCCGCTATGAAGAACAAAATTATTGTCGGCGATACGTTGAAATAGTGGCCCGCTGTCGCGACCACTAAACTACTAACACCTGCGTTGAAGAACGCCGCCTCCCACGTAAACATATTACGCCGGCTCCCCTACAGCCACCCAGTGGAGGTCGGAGACTGTGGCACTGCCACCCCCTCCGCCTGCACCAGAAGAATCCTCCATGACTTCGACTGTGAAGCCTGCCGGAGTCGGTGCGCTGCGTAGGGTCGCCGTTTCTGCGTCGCCTACTGTCGCCGAGAGTGCTGTCACCACTACGACAGGGACAGTCCCCGCTTTGAACGGCGCAGGGAATGTAACAGTGCGTACTGCTGCCACAGCCTGTGTGTCTATGCCGGCTTGTGTGAGGGTTGCATCGGAGGCACCTGCGCTAGGCGATCCAGATTCAAGATAGCTGTCAACAATCGTGTAGAGTTGATAAGCTCTGTTGGCTGGACGTGTTTCAGGCGATGTTGTGCGGCCTCGGACAGTGTTACCGCCGCCGCTATTGACTTGGGTTCCTGTTGGCGCGTTGGGCGTAAAGGCCTGCGCATAGTTCTGGAAGACACCCTCTGCCCCAGCGTTGCCGCCGAGGTTACGCAAGAACATCCCGCCCGCATCGGTCGGGAATACGATGTCCGTACCGCTTACAAACTCTGGGTAGATAGCTGCCCAGATAGGATAATCACTGGCACCATTTACAACAGTACCCGCCTTCACCGGGAGATAGCCTTTGGCCACTGCATCTGCGTCATTTGTGAATTTAGCGGAACTGGCGTGCACCATTTCACCAATACGGGAAGAATTACCAACAACACTTTTGCGAAACTCTATGCGACTTATATCGTAGTCAATAACCCCGGAACCTGTGTTAGTCCTAAAAGGGATATCCCCTGCGGCAAGCTGCGCCGATGTCATATTGCTTATAGCTAAATAGCGAGTGTCAAAGTGGTTAAACATCCACCCTTGCACCACATTTAAAATAATATCAGTAGGGCGAAATGAGTGCCTTTGGGGCCACGCAGGCGTTCCCGAATTGCTTTGTGAAAAATACACGATCACTTCGTCTACGGTATTCAAATCCAATCCTGTCGAAATAATCTCGGTGCTGCCGCTAGCCACTATGACGTTGCCCGTCCACGGGGGCGCAGCGTCAACCATCACGCCGTCGAAAAGCTGGGGGGTTGTTAAGAAGTTCTTACTTTTACCGATTCGATAAAGCCCATCCGCTAAAGCCGCCCGAATTATGGCAAGCTCACCTGCAGACGGAGCTTCATTAAGGACAATTAAACTCCTAACGGTGCCACGAAAATCAAAGTTATCGTTCTGGGGATGGTCTCCTAAAAATAAGTCTATTCCGTTCGGTAGAGCTTCAACCTCAAAATCAACAAAATCGCCGCGGCTTAAGCTGTCATACATTTGGTTTCTATTGGCGAAAGTCGAGCGCCCGTTAACCCGAACGGTGTGCGTGTTATTGAGTGTGGAAATTCTAACGATATTGGTGTCGCTAGAGCCGTTTTGGGCAAGAGGAATAAAACTGTCTGTGTTGTTCAACACTGAGACGAACCCGTCTTGGGCATCATCTCTTACGCGAGCGTAAACCCAAATGCCCGAACCGTCGCCGTCCGTGCCTATTCGCAGCCTATTTCCATTCGTTAGAACAAGGTCGCCATTGGCATCATATGTCCCAGCTCCTATAACCTCCTCAAGATCACGACCATTGCCTGTGAGATCACAAAGCTTGCCAGCTTTAGGGAAATATGCTGCGTGCAATTTGTCGCCCAAAGTCTCAAGGTTTGCGATATTAACCTCGGGGCGTGGGACAAGGACACAGTTAGCTGGGGGCGTAATGTCTATGTAAATATTTTCTACAATAGAGCCGCCGCCGGCTTGAAGTTTGGGAAAGACTTGCTGGCCTTCTGCCAGGGGCACTGTATAGGTTTTAACCTTTGTGGTGCCGTCTATCCTGTCGCCGCTGCCGTCAAATAAATTCCTATCATTAGCCGCACCGTCAGTGCCCAAATAGAGGATGCCTGAGGCTGTAGCTGTGTTGAACCACTCGCCGGAAAGCTCAACTGTCCAGTTGCCCGCGCACGTTGCTGTGAACGGGGCAAGGGTCACGGTGCCCGTGGTGTTATTTATATAGGTGTTTTTATACAACGGGGGCTGTACGCCTATCAATTCGGCGGAGGGAGCGGGGGCGGCTGTGATGCCAAAGGTTGTACCATCTGGGAATGAAACATAATATTCGCCAGGTACTACCATTGCGCCATTCGTCGTTGTGAGAGGTACTCCGGCGACCCATTGTGAGACCGTCCCGCCGCTGTTGTCCAGCGTAAGGCCGTCGCCCGTGATGTCGGCCACAGTGTTGCCTGTCAGTGTGATAGGAGCTGCTGTGTTGTTTATGTAAGGGCGGGGGTCGTCAAGAGGTATAACGCGCCCGCCGACAGGGACAACTTCTCCTGTGTTGGCGATAATGCCGTCCAATTCATTCTCGACATCGTTTAGCGCGGCTACGACGATAGCGAGCTCTGCGTCAGTGGCGTTGCCCGCGACCATGGTATCGTAGACACTTTGGTCAACTTTATCACCGAGTGTGGTCTGGAGCGCAGCTACGGCGGCGTCCAACTCTGCCTGAGTCGCATTGTCTGGAGAGACAGCCACCTGTAAGGCGGCTACGGCCACCATAAGGGAGGCGACGTTATTGGCCAGAGCTCCGCCGTCTCTAGCGATGACCTCTACGGTTGCTTCGCCCCATGCTGTGCGGACCCAGAGAGTCGTGTCAAACTCTTCATAGATACGCTCGTCGTGTAGGTTAAGCTCTACAGCGTCCTCCGTATTATTCTCAGGTCTATTGGGCCCGTCCTTAATATAAACGGGGCGACTGTCTTTACCCTCGAAATAGCGCACTTCTGCACCCGTTGAAGCGAGCGCAGCCGCGCCTGTGAGCTCTACCCATAGAGGGCCAATTATTTGTGTCATGATGTAATCCTAGAAAATTAAAATAGTTCTTCGAATATGAGTACGCTGACCGTCACGACGTAAGTGCTAGTTCCGTCGCTGACCGTACACTCGAACTCCGCCAGCCCGTGGTCGGTAGCGGTGAATGTTGTTGTCGCCGCAGAGGGTGAATCTGCGTCTATGAATATGTCCCCGGCTGTACGAACCCAAGAATAGGTGAACGTCCCACCGCCGCCCATCGCGGACACGGTAACACTCGGTGTAGTACCGGGCAGTGTTGGGGTGTCGTGGGCTATAGCCGACTGCGATACCGAAGCTGTTAGGGTACCCCCCGAGGCCGCTGCCCCCGCCGCAGCATTTATGTTGGCGTCCTGCGCTGCGTCGTTGTTCTGCAAACTCGTTATCGTAGATGGGGCCACATAGTCACGCGGTTGCCAATACTCCGACCAGGCGTATGTGGTCGGCGGAACTATGGTCACGGCGGGCATATCCGCCGCCCCGAAGACGTGCGCGTCTGGATCAAAGGCTCGTAACGATAAGTTCACGGTGCCTTGCTGGGTCTCAACAAGAGACTCTATAGACCACAACTTCCCGTTAACCTCGGATATGTCCGAGCCCACAAGCGTTATAGTGTTGCCCACTGAGTAACCGCTCAAATGATAGGGCAGGCCCTCTATCGAACACGTCGCTTGCGAACGGGACGTTATAAGGTCGGCCTTCTCTATCTTAGCCGCAGCGTCTTTGTCCGTGACATATGGCAGGCTGATTTGTAGTATGCGAGAGACCCCGTTATCCTCGGCGAGAAAAGCTGGGTCGGTCAGCGGCGGCAGTTCTTTCTCTGTGTAATTCTCCCCCGGCTCGACATATGTCGTAAGGGTTTGGTTGTATGCTTCGGTAGAATACCCGAACGGGTCAAAACGGACGACCTTAGCACCTATATGTGCTTCGAGGTCTAACGTACCTTCTGTGTCTCTGTTCCCCTCTGGGATAGTGAATATCTTGGCCAACGACTCCACCAGGACGCCGTTATAGGTATCCCGCACAGATTGGGCGTCCTGAGAGTTGCCGGAGCGAATAACGCCGTGGCACTCGAAACTGTTCGTGTCGCAATAGTCTGCGTTAAGGGCCCCCTGGGTAAGATCCATTATGTTTTCGGGAAGACCCATGCCTGCTATAAGCCGTCCCTGCTGGAACCACCCGTATTTGTGCTGTTCGTCCACCAATGCGCTGTTGGCACTATACGTCCAACTCGTCGGGTCAGCATATGTCTGGCCGAGCCGGGTGTCACAGACAGGAGACCCCTTTAGGCGGACACGGAAAGACGGGAAACTCCGGAAAGGTATGTGGTTCTTCCCATTATCTTTATCTAAATCCGCGTCCGTGTTCACGCAACGTAATATACCAACGCACATGCCTTCGAAATTGTCGTTCGCCGTGAATTTACTCGGGAACCTAGAACTCAGGAAGGCCCCTAAACCCGCGTTGTTGGCCCCTAGATAAATCCTAAAAAATGCACGCTGCGCGCCGCCCCTCCCCAGAAAGTGTGACGATACCGCCACTTCCCCAGTGGTGGGGTCCCCAGCTAAGATGACGGGCTCCCCGTCCATGTAGAGTTGCTCGAAAGATGTACATTCGTAAGCACTAAAAATAGTTACCCGGACCCCATTCTCCCGGTTGGCACCATAGCTATCGTCGAAAGCAGCTACGCCGCCGACGATACGTTCACCGACGAGGACTTCCCGCGGCAGGTTATTCTTTATGCGCCGCAATACAGTCTGCGAGGCGTCCGGTGTTTCGTTGCGGCTCTTAGGCTTCTTTATGAAGGCCCTAACCGCGAAATTGACCGCTACGGCGATAGCCGCTTTGATAAGTATAGGTATAATTATTTGCGGCATATCGGCTGATAGACCCTAACTATGGCGCTGTGAGGCAGAGCTATGAGTCCTTTCCCTTCGTGCAGCACCAACACACTGCGGTCCTGTACGATGCCCGCAGCCTCACGATCGAACACGCGAACGAGTGCAATGTATCCGAATTTAGGTTTACGAGCCGGCTTCAAATGGTAGTGTAGGGCCTCCGCCAAACGCCCCCCATATTCCCGCCACAATATCTTAGCTGCAGAGAACTCACAGTCGTAAGTGCCTTTGTATTTTGCAGCGGGATTGTGTCCATCTACAGCACCCACAAGCCCTCCGGCTAGTTGGAGGCAGTCTTGTTCCCCCCAAATGAATGGTTTAGTAGAGACAGACCGTATGTAGCCTCTGACAATATCTTGCGGGACCATATCTATAAATCCCTAATGTCGAAACGCGGAGTATTGGCGGGGTCTCTGGATGGGAAGGTTCTGCCCCCCCCACTGCCAGAAAACTCTTTGTTCCATATGAATTGACCGTTGCGGAACTCACTATCGGCCATGTGCCGCAGCGAACGGTCATTGGCGTACATTAACCCCTGATCTACGTCGCTATAAACTGTCGTATCCGGCTTACGTAACCGCACACGGTAGGACAAAGCTTGTATAGTAAATTTAGGAGACGTAGGGTCCTCGCGGTCAAGCACAGCAGAGTCTACAAGCCCAGCAAATTTATGTATGCGCCCCACAGGCTGATCGTCGCAAGGGTCCAACACTATGAGATGTAAGTCCATCCGGGCGTTCAAAAGCCTAAATTCGGACAGCGAGGCGAAAAGCGCTGTAACCTCGGGGGCCTGCAACGCAGCACCCTCAATGACCGCGCCGCCGTCGAGAACTACCTCTAATTTGTCTGACGCAGAGCCGGGGCGTGTGGATAGGCTGGAGACCTCCCCATATGGGACCGGTGCGTATGTTACGCTGTCAATCTCTCGCTCCACAGCGTCGCGCACGAAACGGTGTATCGTACCGTCGGAGAAAGTCAGCGTTACTCCCGCGCGTGTGGATATGGCCGTATCCTGCGCTAACATGGCGAAAGCAGCAGCGGCGGTCATGACAATGCTCCCCAATATTCCCGTCCTTTTAGGGATATGTCAGTGAAGCGCCCCTCTCGGGTGTTGTGAGTTTCTAGGTCGTCCATAGTGACGACAAAACGGCACCGCGGTTTGAATCTGTCATAGTCTATCGAGACGCCTGTCAAGTCTTTACGCGGTCTTGGGTTGACCTGCACTGTTATAGGAGTACCGGTGCTAATTTTTGTTTCTGCTGCTTGGAAATAGTGGTGGAAACCGGTGTCGTCAGTGAACCCTATAGGGTCCCCTACGCTTATCGTCAGCCCCGACCCTACTTCCAAAGTTACGGTCTTGTCTGCTTTAGACATGGCCGTTACTGTGGCTATGTCCGTCCCTAATTCAGCAATATCGTCAAGAATATCTGCGACATCCCGCGCAGCGGTAGTTTCGTTCAATGTGTCCACCAAAGCTAGGTACTCGCTTGGTCCGCCTGCGCCTTGCGGCCCTGTAGTAGACCCGGCGCCTTGCGGGCCCATAGCAGAGCCGGCCCCCTGGAGGGTATGTAGCGCTAGGTAGTCGTCTACGGCTTGTTGTGCCGCGTCAACCGCCTCTTGGTGTTCCTCGGGCGTCCTCGGCGAACCGTCGTCGATAAAGAACGGTTCGAACTCTTTAGGCCACTGCCTACGTGGGTCGTATAGGCAGAGGACGTTGGTACCTTCTAAGCAATACAATAACGACTCTACCTCGCGCGTCTTAGAGTCGTTCATAGGCGGGAGCTTCATACTAAAGCTCCAGAAGTGCGGTCCTACATGGTGCGCTTGCTGGCCGAAAGCATTAGAGTATGTCTGCCCGTTCAACCTGAAATCTATCTGCTCGGGGCACCAGTCCCACTCGAAACACTTAATGGTCATTAGGCGGCCCCTCTACCGCGATCAAACTCGTACTGAGACACCAGAGATGGGACCCTACGTTCTGTCTCTCTCGATTTACTGTCTATGTAAGCCACCATCTCTCGGGTATCGACGCCCGATAGTGTGTAACTGTTTTGTATCGTCACACTGGCGCCAGAAGAGACGCGGCCCGGATTAGTGTTTGGTAATTTACCCAAAGGCGTGACGGTCAATGGGCCGGATGCCGCACTGATTAATTCCGGGCCGGCCTCGCCCACTACGCCGAATTGGCCTAGAGGGATAGTTCCGCCGTCTGCGAAAAAGCCTGCGAAACCGCTGAGTATGCCGGAAGTACCGTTCACCGAGGCCGAGGCCGCTGCGGCGGTGAGGGCCGCGCTTGCTGCTGTGGCCGAGGCCGTCAACGCCGTTAGCGCCGCTGTTCCTGTAACCACGACGGCACTGTTGGCAGTGTAAGAGGCTGTGCTCGCTGTAAGGCTCGCGGTCTGTGTCGCTGCTGCGGCTGTCTGAGACGCAGTGTTCGTTGTAGCGGCTACCGTATTGGCGGTTATGGCCGCAGTGTTAGCCGCTTTCGCAGCTTGCTCTACGGGGTCTATGCCCCCGAAAGCGCCCCCCAGAAGGCCTCCGATAGAATTACCGAGGAAAGTTATCCCTTGGTCGATAATGTCGGTTAGCGGCTCCAATAAGAGACGGTCTACAATTTTATTCTGTATAGTCTGGCCCACGTTACGCAGGGCGTCACCGAGGCTGTCTGCGCGCAGAATACCGGAGGCTAAGTCCTCAGAGAACTTAAGCTGTTCGGCGCGAGCCTCTCTGATAGCGTCGAGGTACTCCATAGCGGCGTCTGTTCGTGCCTGCTCCGCAGCAACTTGCGATAGAACATCCGGAAACTCCTGCTGCAGAGAATTTATCTCGGCGAGCGTGCCGCGGTATTGCTCCAGGGGCGTGCGTAATTCTTCTGCTAGGGAACGAGCACTTTCAAGGCGTTCCTCGAAAGCTTTTTGGTTATCATTAGCCGCTGTGATGCGGTCCCGTAAGCTGTCGTACTCAGTTCCGAGTGCGCGTATCTGGCCTGATATGCCAGAGACATCTACACCCTCAGAACGCAATTTCTGTATGGCCTCTAGGGCGTTGTTAAGCCCACCCGTGGAGCCTGTCGCGCCGAGAGAGTTCAAGTCCGCCCGCGCTTTGACTACGTCGCCTTGGAGGTCTTCGAAAACATTAGCGACGGACTCTTCGCGCTTTAACGTGTTCTTATACTCAGCGACATCTGCCGTCAGGCTGCGTATCTTGTCAGCCATGGCCCCGCTGACACTCACGCCGTTACTTACGAGGCCATTTATGACCCTCTGCGCTTCGCCCGCGCCCTCTGTACCGTTGCGGTAGGCTTCAAGTTCTGATTTGGCGACCGAGACACTGTTTGTCAGTTTCTCGATAGCGTCCGTGTAGCGCTCTGGAGTCTTCTCTTTGAATACCGAGCCTGTCTTATTGAGTTCTTCGCGCAACTCTTTTTGCTTCGCGAGATAAGCTTCGTTCGAAATAGAAGCTGTGTTCGTGACGTCGTCTAGTGATTTCTGGGCCGTCTCCAACCCCTCGGTCGCGATTTTAAGTTCTTGCAGCGCCCGTTCCTGTTCTTTAAGCTCGTCCTCGTTGAGAGATCGACCAGGGACTACTTGCGTGCGGGTATTATTCCCGCGGTCAAGAGTTCTGGTGAACCCTTGCTGCGTAACTGTTAGGGCCTCCAAGCGACTCTGTGCGCGTGTTATGCGATCCTCGAAAACTTCTATACTACCAGTGAGTTTGTCGATGGTGTCAGCGCGTGACGCTGCTGTGAAGAAATTGTTGCCACTATTGAAGCTGTCAGCGATAGACAGGACTTGTTCTGTTGTACTCAGTAGCTCTGCGGTACGTTCTTTGGCTTTACGAGCATTGTTAGCCCACAAGGCAAAGCCTGCTGCGATAGCTGTTATGCCGAGACCGATAGGGCCCCCGAAAAAGGCAAGAGTGCCGCGCAATAAGCCACTAGCTGCGGAGGCGGCACGCGAAGACCTTGCCACTGCGATATTAGCCGACGTTAGGCGGGTGGCGGCGGCAGCCGCTTGGGTGTCGGCAAATGTGACAGCGCGCGTTGTCTGTACCAAACGTAAATGCGCACGAGTGCGTTCGTCCGCTGATCTGGCGTTGCGTAAATTCTGGAGGGAAGTGTTGAAGGCGGCTCTCGCGCTGCGCGCGTCTGCGGCGGCGGCGATAGAGGCTGTGGAGGCCGCTGTCTGGTCCGCCAAAGCTCTAGCTCGCGTAGCCGCTGCAGAACGTGCGCTCTGGGCTGTGCGGACTATGAGGGCTTGGGTGAGGATGCCTGTGGAGCGTGTCAGAGCGAGTGTGGCCGCTGAGGCACCGACAAGTATTGTGGTGTCGAGGACAGAGCCGAGATTGTTACCTAAGAGCGCGATAGACGAGGCTATGGTCTGTGTGGCACCACTTGCGGTATCAGCACTCGCTACCCACTCACGAAACTGGTTGTTCAATACTGTAGTAGCTTGCCCGATAGTCGGCGGTATGGAGTTGAAGACGAGGTCCACCTCGTCGCTCATTTCCAACAAGGCCTCGGTGATAGCTTTTGCGGTCAGTTTAGACTCAGCTCCGAGCTCTTTAAGTTCGCCAACAGTAACGCCCAGGCCGTCGGCTAAGACTTTCTGGAGAAAGAAACCACTCTCCCTGATCGCCCTTAACTCTTCGCCGCCGAGCTGATCTGCGGCGATACCTTGAACGAGCTGGGTGATGACAGAGCGCGTCTCTTGTTGGCTGTTACCGCCGATAACAAGGGATTTCTGGACGGTCTCTAGGAGTCGAACCGTGGTATCTTTATCAAACTCGTCCCGTGACAAACGCAGTTTAGTATAAGTATTGGCCAGATTGTTTATCGAACCCCTGGACCTGTTGGCGAGATCCAATAGATCCTTCATATCCTCTTTCGCGACTTCGAGACTGTCAGAAACTACCGCGATGCGGTTCTCTGCTAGGCGCCATTCATCTGCAAAACGAAGGACAGAGCCGCCTCCCAAAAACGTAAAAACACCCCCGGCGACAGCACGAAGCCCGATCATGCGGGCACGCGCGCGGAAGACAGCGCGCTCTAGTGTTTGGAAAGATGTAGCTGCGCTACGGTTGTTGCGGGTGACGGTGCTCCGAAACTGGGAGCTAGACTGTCGAGCGCTGCGGGTTGCCGCAGAGAACGACCGCGCATCCGCGCGTATGGATACGACAATGTCGCCAATAGCCACCGTATCAGTCCTTCAAAGGTTTCTTCATGGAGGCGTTGTGCGTCTCCACAGAGGATAGGAATTTATTACGCCACGCTTTCTCCTCGGCTTTGTGCCGCGCCTCTTGTTCGGGCTTGGCCTCGAAGAGATCGAAGTTGTGGAGTGTGAGAGGTTCCGTATCTTTGCCGCGGTTCACGTTGAACATTAGCGCCGTAAGTTGGGCTATCATTTGGTGGTGAGTACGCGAGCCGAACGGTTCCGTAAGATAATAATGGCGCCACCCCGCGAACTCACGGGGCGACATAGTTTGTTCAAGGGTATTAACCGTCATTCCCAGGGCGAGTGCTAGCCGGTATTTGAACCGCCTATCGCCCTCGGCTAGTTTTTTTCCTCGTCCTCGTTAACGCGATTGTGCGCGCTAATGGCGGTGAAAAGCTCTAAGCAGACTTTGTTGTCTAGTTTGACGACTTCGTTGATGTCTTCTCTACTAAAGATGGGGGCGCCTTTCTCGTCCAGTAGACCGAGGATAAGACCTTTAGCTAGAAACTCGGTATCGCTGTCAGAATCACCCGAACGGGCGAAGTCTTCCGCGTCCTGCAAAGAGAATGTCTTCAAATAGACGGTTGTGTCCCAAGCCGGAACGGCATGAGCTTTATTTTTTAGGTTAGATGTCTTTAAAATCTTGTCACGCAAAGACATATATTTCCTCCACTTTGAGGGTTATAGATTAGGAATAAGCAACAGGAGTGACGAGGCGGAACTCAATCTGCGCCTTCCAAACATCGTCAACAGAAGCAGACTTAGAAAATTTCTTAACGAGGGCTTCAAAGTCAACGTTAACGGCTGGGTCTGTGCCGTCTGCAGGGAGCACGATACGCACGGAAATGCGGTTGGCGAGACCTGTCGCTTCATATGCACTTTGGACAATCTGCTGTCCTGGGTCAGTAATGTCCCAGTCAATATCCATTGTGACAGAGCCTTCGTCGCGGATACCCAGTTCGTATTGCTTGGCAACGTCACAGAGTGTGGTTACTTCAATTTCTTGGCGATCACCGCCTTGGATGTCTGAAATGCTGCGGGGGCATAGTAGTTGCGTAGCGAAAGTTGGTGTGCCACCTTCTGAAAGCAGAAGCGCGTCAACGAAAACCTGTGTGCCTTGGGCGTTACGGGCCATAATAATTCTCCAATAAGAGTGTTAGTTTTTGAGCCAGACGTGGATTTCGACCAGTCCGGTATCGAGTTTTCTCAGGTTGTCGAAACCTGTCCTGCGCCCAACCTCCAAGACCTTAAGGGTCGGGGTGTCCGCTTGGTTGGTCCAAGCGCGAAGGGCTGTTAAAATGTCTTTGCGAAGCGCGGACCCCTTACAGGCGAGCATGATGTCAAACATCGCGCGGTCAGAGCCATTATTTCCGCATAAGTTCACGCCTGGGTTCTCGCCCTCTTGCGAGACCGTGATGTACGGGGCTGGAGCTTTCTCCGGTGCTTCATCCGAGAATATGCGAGAGGCCGGCACAAGCGCGGTGAGCTGCGCGAAGGCCTTCATAGAGACTATAACTCGGTTCATCGTCTCAACAACTTCTGGGTTTCACGCTCGATAGCGGCGCGCACTTTGATTTCAAAATTAGCAGAGGCCTTCTCGGTCTCTGTGAAGAGGGTCGGCCTCACGAATGAGAACTTCTTAGCCGGAATACGTCCGGTAAAATGCCCGCTATTGTGAAAGCGGTTTGCTGTGCCAAATTCTACCAAGTGCCAGTGGGGGGCCTCGATACGGACATATTGCCGTGTCTGGCCGCCCGAGCGGTTCTTAATGCTGCGGCGTAGATCCCCGGAACGTTTAGGCGCTCGCTTGCGCATCTCTAAGACGAAATGCCTGCCCATAGCTGTGATACCGGACTTAATCGCGCGCCGCTGTATCGTGGCGGGCAATGAAGCCATTAAGTTCTCAAACTCTTGGGCCCCCTTTATGTCGAAACTAACCTGCACGGTCTTTAGCGTTCGACACAGTTATGTGGGTCTCGTCGCGCGACCGTAAATGGTTCACGTTCTCGATGGTGTAGACGCGCCCTTCCCACTCGGCGAACATATATTCTTCTATGCTGCGGTCCCAAAGACCTAAGAGAACGTGCCTTTCGCGGAACGTGTCTTGGTCGCTAGACAGCTTCTCTTTGACGCTACGGCTCACGACCTTAACATGATATATGGGTATGACCGTGACTTCCGTCTCTATCGGATCTCCGAAATCATCTGTGTCGTCGCAGTCCTTACGGAATATACGGACGCACTCATCGCGGTCGCCCGGACCCATTACCTACTCCAGTTTTGTGTTGTTTGGCCGACGCGGGAGTTTAGACTCACGATTTGGTCAAATAGCGGCACAAGCTGCACCAACTCTGCGGGGCCGGATAGCGTAAGCCCTCGGTGGCGGAAAAGCTCCGCCGCGAATAAGTATGACGCAGCGCGAATATTCGCTGGGACATCTGCTGCGTCGTCACCGTAACCGTGTGTCGCTACGACAACTAAATCCTCCGTCGTCGGCGTGACCAACTCGACATAGCCTATCCCGAGGTCTTCGCAGAACTCATAGTCCGTTGCGGGTAGCGCTGTGCCGCCGAGTGATACTGAGTCTATACTCTGTATGGGGCCGAATAATATCTGAGCCCTACAGTAAGACTCTCCGTCGCGGGATTTGAAAGTGTGTGTCAGTGTTTGGGTGCGCAGACAAAGTGCTAGCAGCCCTTCTGGGCCGTCCAGTTGGTCCTCCGCCGCCTGCGCGTAAAAATCGAGCATCGTCTCCGACGAAATGCGGTGGTCGCGGACGTGATCCTTAAGTATCGCCAGATTTAGGAGACTTGCGCTCGGATTTCTTGGTGTCGTTACTTTTGTCTGACGGCTTGGCATCTGTCTTACCTAATTTGGGTTCACGGTTTTTAGCACGGCCAATAGCGATAAGTTTATCTGCCTCCGCTTGGTTCGCGGCGTTGAAGGATTGCCCGCGGCGCACGTTATGGCCCCGGTAGTCTTTAGTGTTGCCTAGAGCCACCATAGCGACACGGTTTTCGCCTTTAGGCACTGCTCGGTTTTCGGGCCTCTTTTCCATGACTATTCGGCTTTCTCAGCAGCGGCTTTCTCAGCGCGGCCTTCTTCGGAGTTAGCGTGTTCCTGCTCGCCTTTCTTAGTGGCTAATTTTTCGGCGGCTTGTTTACGGCGTTTCGCTTCCGCGGCAGCGTGCTCTTTACCGGCCTTGTCGGCTACGGCGCGTTTGGCTTTGCGATCGGCTTCTAACTTTTTAGCGAGAGCCTCTGTGTCCGCCTTCTGTTTCTCAGCAGCCTTTTCAGCATCTTTGAGAACTTTATCGCGTTGCTGCCCTTTGACAGCATACTTTTTCTTAATAAGATTCTCAGCTTCGGCGTGGGGTAAGTCAATCTCGTCACCGAGGTAGCGCATACGTTTGGACGTACTCACTTGGTTGACGCTGATTGTAACAACCTGTTTACGCATAGTGTTTCTCCGGAAATAAAATAATGGCAAAAAAGCCGAACACGAGGCCCGGCTTAGATACGATTATTTCACTCTAATTCTTAGAATGTGCCTCTAACGAAAGCCTTAGGGCGACGCACGACAAGTGCAACGCGGCCCTCGATAAGAATCGTCACCATGTTAGTGATGAAGTTATCGCGGTCTTCTGTCGATACTTTGACAGTGCGAACCATGCGGTCGTAGATGCCAGCAGCAAGGCGGAAAGCACCGACCATGTAGTCGCCTGCGGCGATTGAGTCGCTCTCGACAACGCGCTTACCCCAGATACGAGGAACGCCACCTTGGAACGGTGATGTGAAGAGATAGCGTTGGTCGCCGTCCTTAATAAGGTCCAACTTAGCCATATCGAGCGGATTAAGCACGATAGAGTCTGCCGAGTAATAAGACTGGCGTGTCTGGTAAATAGCGCGGCGGAGCTGGTCGATTTGGTTGAAGCCAGAAGCGACAGGCAATAGTGCGTCAATAGCCGCGTCGTAAGGCGTCGCTTGGTTCAAAAGGCCGTTGAGCTGGCCGACACCGCCGGCACCGGACATAAGCTCGTCCTCTTCCTTCTGAGCATAACCTTCGAGACCACGATTAGTGATTTCAGACTGCATCATAGGGATGTCCATTAGGACTTGCATAGAGGCGTGGAACCAGTGGGCCAATGTAACGACTGACTCTTCGGCTGCTGCCCATGTGATGTCAGACTCAGGCTTAACGTCACCTTCTGCGAGTTGGTAATCAGCGTTGTTTGTGAAAACGTCTTCACGAACAAAGTCGATCTTGTTCGTTGAGATAGAGAACACAGGGATTAGGTCGCGCACCATAAGTGGGCGATCAGGCTCGCGTGTGATGCCTGGTAGGGTAGTTTGTGGGTTGATAATACCCGCAGCGGATGTACCATCCACAGCGACGTTAGTAATGGCGCGGAAATCCATCGTGGCGGTGCCGCGCTCCGTCTCTACAAGCTGTTTGAACTTGTCAGAGTCAGCCATGCGCGCCGCAACCGTAAAGACGCTGTCTTTGTCTTCTTTGCGGGCACCCGCAGTGCCGTTCTCCATACGTTCGAGGTCTTTCTCGATCTTGTCTTGGCGCTCCATGAGGGTTTTGACGTCACCTTCCTCGAACTCGGTCATGCGGGCTTCGAAAGACTCTTGGGATAACATACCCTTAGTCTTTTCACCGAAAGCTTCGTCCATTTTATCAAAGCGTTCGCCGATTTTCTCGTTGACTGTGTTAAGCTCGCTGCGGAAACCGTCCACGAGTTTGTCGAGGTCGCTTTTCCCGTCGTCGCGAGAGCCTGAGCCGTCCAGGGCGATGCCCGCAGACAACATTGTCGCAGCCGAAGCCGCAAGCATAAGATGCTTCGTTTTCATTTTATTCTCCAATTAGGAATTAGTATAAATTGCTGAAACCGTTACGGATTTCGCCGTTTAGAGTCTCGGATAAGGACTTCAAGAGGGCAGCCGCCCGAGTGTCTTCACTTGAATTACCAAGCAACTGTTCTCTCGGTAGTCCTGTGTCCCGAGAGATTGATTCAAAATATGCGGATCGCGTCATAGCGTCGCCGCGCAAGGCAGCACCAGGGCATGAAGCCATAGCGACGAGTGATGCCTCTAAGAGGTCCACGTCGTTGAAAGAACGCGTTTTGGCGTCAAATTCACGCGTATAGAAACCGTGGGACAGTCCGTCGATCATGTCTTCCCCGACAAGACCCCGCATCTCGCGTCCGCGCTCTGTTTTATCTGTGATACGTCCGACACCGAAGAGTCCGTGGCCGTCTTCGCGAAGCTCTGTCCACTTACCTATGATTTGGTCGCGGTCGTGATTGAACAGCATCATAAGGGGTTTATCGCCGCGCTCTTGTATAGAGCGGGCGAAACAACCCGCGTTAAATTTTGTTTCGTAGCTGTCCTCTACACCGAAAACGGAGATGTAACCTTTAATGGTCCCGTCTTCCCCGATTTCACGGATTTCTAGGCTATTCTGGCTGCGTGTCAGTTTCGTCATTATTCACTTCCTCGCTCTCTGGAGTTTCCTCTGGGGCGAACATGTTGAGTGGTACGAGGCGCTCTTGCCCTTCCCCATCCGGGAGCGGGTTGATGCCTTCCATCGCGCGGATCTCGTCGGTGTAGAGATGTTTCTCCATGACCTTGTAGAACTCGGCGCGAGATTTAACGTCACCCTGGAGCAACGCCTTAATGTCGTATTTGAAGAAATAGCCCTGCGCGCGCTGGTCCTTCGTCAATAATTGTGCGTTGAGCGTGGCTTCTGTGCGCTTAAGCCAAGGCATAAGCGAGAAGACGACAAACTGGATAGCTTGGTGCTCGATATTCGAGAACGTCGCGTGCTCTAAGTCCCCGATCATATGGGGCGGTACGCGGAATATCCCAGCAATCTCTGATCGCTGGAACTTACGGTTCTCTAAAAATTGTGCGTCTTTAGATGCGACAGCGACAGGGTGGTATTTGGACCCGTGGCCCATGATAGCGATCTTACCGACGCCGTCACCGCTGAAACTCTCGTTAAAGCTCTTCTGGACCCGCTTAAAGCCCTCTTCGCTTATCTTACCCGGCCCCAACTCGACAGCTCCGCCCGGCTTACCGCCGTTCTTCTGCATCTTAACGCCGTAAATCTCCATAGACTGGGCGTAATCAATGGCGCTAGCGGCGTAGGTTATGGGCGATACCCCCTCGAACTGACCCTTAAGGACAGGCCCTCGGAAGTGTAGAATTTTGTTTGTCGGTACGACATCGCCATTGAGACGGTATTCTGGTTTTAGTCTGCGGGTATTGGCTGCGCCTTCTGCGTTATAAACGCTGAAACTGCCGTGGTCATAAGTTAGAAACTCACTCACCACACCGCGGCGGTTGCGATTAATCTTGAATATCGAGTTGCCGTATAGTAGCCGCTCGGTGGCGACCAGCCCGCGGAACTCGCAGCCGTTCATCCAGTCCGTAGGCTTCTGCAGAAGTTCTGCGTAACCCCACTGATCGTCGATAATGCGTTCGGCTTTGCCTGTAGGATCGCCACGCGAGAAAGCCTCGTCACCCTTGAAAAGAGCTATGGGTAAACTTTCCTCTGAATCAGATAACACTCGAATACAGGCGGCAACAGAAGCGAGGCGCATAGCCTGTTCCGGGCCTATAGTCGTACCTGTCGATGTTGTGGCTCTACCCCAACCCCAAGAGCCGGACATGCCGCGTAGCCAATTCCACGGGGCTGCCGTGGTAAGGCTGAATCTATCAATTATATTCATTGCTATCCGAGAAGCACTACGTTGTTATTTTCGTAGTAGTTTTCTTCCTCTTCCTCTCCGGTGTAGAAATGAGTCATCGCCATTATGAGTGTTACGGCGCCGTCAATCTTTTTCTCCGCGCTTTCTTTGCGGGGAATGACGCCTTTATCCGCGAAATCTTTCGCGACAACGTTTCCGATGCACCACGTCAGGCACTGAGAGCCTTCGTGTCGGAAACGGCTGTCTTTCATTAACGCCTCAACCCAGCGCATGGGCTCGGTTGTATATTTAGCGCGCTGCAGAAACTCACAAACGTCTATTTCTATGTCGTCTCGGTTAGATAAGTTCGTCGCGAGCTGTACTGCGCCAAAAGTATCGTAATAAACGGTCTCAACGTTGTAATCTTTACAAAGATCGACGACATAAGCCTCCACAGCGTCGAAATCAGTAATTCCGCCTTCTGTGACCGTTATTTCGCCCCTGTGGGCGTAGTCCTGATAGTGTTCGTTTTCGTCCTTTTTGACCGTGTTTTCAGGGCAGAAGAACATTTGCTTTACATAAAAAAGCGTTTCTTTGTCCCGTTCGAGCTCAAAAAGTGCCGTAACTGACACCAAATCGTTCTTATAAGCCAAGTCGAGCGCTACTGAGCACCGAGCCTGTTTAAGTTCGGCCTGCGTGACGTCATTTGTCAGCGCTACGTCGCCTGCAGCCCATTTCGCGGTGTCGAAATACGCATCCAGCGCGTGGCGCCAGGTGTTGTAGTTTTTCGTCAGGATTATGTTCCTTTCGCGCGTGGATTGCTCCGCTTTAGCCTTTTGGCCCCGTAAATAACTCTCATTGACCGATACGCCGTACATCGGATTGGATTTCTTCCAATTCTCGAAGACGTGCCAGTCGTCGTCCGGGTCTGGGCAGAAAATGATCGCAAATATGCGATCCTCTTCGATCTCACCCTTGAGCAGACGCACCATACGGCGCCTGTGGGGCCAACACGGTCCGGAATAGTTAGTTCCGGCCGTCGTAATTTTCATCGCGATAGGATTATCGCGACCCCCCATGCCTGTTTCCATTGCGTTAACAAGCGCGGCGGTTTTGTGTTCGTGGTATTCGTCGATGCCCGCAAAGGAGGGGCTCGAACCGTCACCCGGATTAGCAGGCAGCGGCTCCAACTTGCCCCCATCAGGGAGCCGTATTTCTTCTTTATAGACCTCAATACCGAAGGCCTGCGCGAAACCTCTTGAGAGTTCCGACTTTTTAGCCATTTGGGACGCCATATTGAAGGCGATAGCCGCTTGGCGGTGGCTTGTAGCGCCGAGATACACTTCTGGGGCATACTCACCGTCAGCCACAGCCATATACATAGCAATAGCAGCCAGAAGAGCGGTCTTACCATTTTTACGTGCGATCTCTAAATAACATTCGCGGAACCTCCGCTCACCTGTTTCCTTTTGGAACCAGCCGAAGAGGTTACAGACCGTGAAGGCCTGCCAATCCTCCAGATCGAGCAGCCCGTCGTTGTCTTTAGTGACGCGCGCCCACTTACCCTTAGTGTGGGGCATTTCTTCGATGAACTCGCACGCCTGCTCTGCAGCGGGCGCGTGGTAGTGCCATTCGAAGTCGCCATTGGTTTGCCATGCGAGATCGTCGAGAAATCGCCGGCAAGCCAGTATTTCTAGCTGCCCACAGGGGCGGCCGTCGTATTTACCATCCTTTGAAACTGCCTTTGCGTATCGCGTAGCAGCTCTTGTGAAAGGGTGTGTCATTTTTTCTTTTTAGGGCGGCTCGGTTCTGAGAATCTCCCCCAACCCTGCGTGGGTTTGGCGGAAGTGTTGTTGGGTTCCTTTGCGCCTTTGGTACCGTCTACTGGGGTCGCAGATTTGCGCCCGCTCGGCATCATACCTAAATCAATAGCGTATTCTCGCAATAAGCGGCTCTCTCCAGACTTAAGCGGTGTCTGTGACTTGTTGGCGTGATGCACCAACTGGCAATATTGCGCCACGATGTCGATGTGCTCTACCCGCAGATCCAGGGGGCTACGTTCGATAACGTCGGCCCATATCTCCGATCTCTCGGCGTCGAAATGTTTAGGCGATACTTTCGGGTCTAGGGTTTTAGCCTTGTAACCCTTTTTAAGATCAACCGAGGTCTTTAGGGCCATTCGTGATGTACTCCGAGACCATATCAAGTGTTACGAGCTGCGGGGGTTGGCGGGGCGTTTTCCCGTTATCCCAAGATAGCTCTAATCTGGACTTTGTCCCGTCGTGGCAGGCGAAGCATAACGGGACCCAATTTGTCCGGTCCCAGAATAGCCCCGCGTCGCCGCGGTGTGGTTTCCAGTGATCCACGCACTGAGGCGTGGTGAATTTTCCTTTTTCGAAGCAAAGTGCGCAGGCCGGATAAGTGGCGCGCCATTCTTTGCTCTCTACGTTCCATCGTCGCCCGTAGTGGCGCCGGACTTCTGTGTCACGGTTTGCGTCTGCCCGTTTCTGCCTTTGTGAGGCAGCTTTAGTCGTGACTGATCTGCCCGGTTGTTTCGGGCGTCCTAGTTTTCGAGGTTCTTTACGAGGCATAAAATGTGTTTTACCAGCCGACGTCCTCGGCGGAGGTCTTTGGCTATCCGGCTTGGAGCTGGTAACTAATCCCGGACCAAAACACACGGAAAAACCGATTTCGGGATAAGCAAGCGGGCTTTGCCCTAACTTGAAAAAGCGTTACCCCTAATTCCTGAATAAATCAATAAGAAAATCGGTTTTTTTACCGATTTTTACATAAACCCCTGTTTTTTATACGAATTTTTTTTGGTAGCGAAAAAAATTAAGTCCCCCGCGATGGTTTCCCCGGCACAACGACGGGCATCGCAGGGCCCCCGCCCCGCCCTAAGTCATTGATATTGCTAGGTTTATTGGTGTATTTGATTAGGCAGGTGTTATTGATAAACAATAATATATTATACTATGTATGGACATAGCGCAGCGCTGACCGTGTGGTGCGCGGCGTGCCTGTTGTTGTGGTGCTGTTGCTAGTGTGTTGTGGTGTTATTCGTTAGTGCACTGGTATAGTGCGGGGTAGTTAGGACTCTCATAGCCGTATAGTTTATTGCACTCGGTTAGATTATCCATGAATAGGCTAGCTTGGTCGCTTGTGAGTGTATCAGAATAGACTAGGGCTTGCGCCATATGCTCTATGACGGCGAGGCTTTCGCTACCGCTATATGCCTGTAATGTGCCGTTTTTGTAGGCCTGTTGCAATGTAAAGGCTTGTTTAGCTTGTTCTACATCCAGGTTGTGCGAGGCTTGTTGTTCCACACTCGGTCGGCAAGCTGTCAATGCAGCGACCAGAGGCGCCGCCAGTAGCGTTCTATATAACATGAGCCTTATATAGGCCTTTTCCCCTCTTTTTTAAATGTGAAACTTTTTTTCACTTTTCTGTTGACATAGGTAATTTTACCGTTCACATAGGTTTTACCAAAACACGAAACATAGGAAAAACCAAAATGCAAAATATTAGAACAAAAATCGTTTATTATTACTTTGACATAAGCGCCGAAGGGCATTCCGAGCTTTATAACAAGCTTAAAACTCGCTTGAAGGCGGAAGGCTTAAAATGCTTTGAAACATGGGGCGGCGGTTCGCACTACAGCTATGAACTGGGAAAGCGCGGCGAAGAGACAGCACACGCCGTTGAGCTTGAAACAAAGCACCTTTTTAACAATCAGTGGAACACAGGCGAGACGGGCCCCGTTCAAAATAAGCGCGTGCATGACTGGGCACAGGACTACCCCTACGGCAATCTTACAAACAAGAACATAAAGCGCGGCCATTATCTAGTGCAAAATGACGAAATGAGCCGCATTCGTGAGGAAACGCTAAAATGCGGATTTTGCGGCCACCAACACCTAAAAGGCGACTTTTGCCCCGACTGCATTGGCAGTGAATATCTTGAAGAGAAAAACCTTCCCTTAACCCGCTTAAAGCCTGTTAGTTTCACAGGCAAACGCGAGCCACTAACAGAGGCAGAACTTGCGGAGCGCTTATCGCTATATGTGACAGCGCAGACAGAAGGCGCAACAACCCGCGCAGGGGCACGAATTGCCAAATTCAGAGAAAGCATCACAAAAGACCGTGACGGCGCTATAAGCAAGGCAAATGTGAAGCATCAGGGGTTAACATGGTTACTCGATAACAACCTTGGAAAAATAGCCCAAGATAACACGATTTATTATGACCACACTGGCACATGGTGCTTTGGTTGGCGAAGTGAAGGGCTTTCGCAAGTTGTAGCACGGGACTTATTGCCCAAGCTTGACGGCTTTCCATTCCCTTATGAAATCAAAAGCAATGACGGAAAGACGCTTAAAAGCAGGACTAACTAACATGTTAGGCACAATTCTAATCATAGCAGGCCTGTGCATCCTACACGCTGAATCATAGCCCATTTGAACCGATTACCGCGCGTTAAGGCGCGCGGCTATCCGTCTAAATGGCGAAACACTACCAAAACACAAAATAGGGTTAAAAACAATGAGAACCGAACAAGTAGAAATTTTTAAATATGATGAATTGAGCGACGCGGCCAAAGAGTCGGCGCGGTCATGGTATTTTGGCGAGGGATTCGAATATCACTGGTCGAATGAATGGATTGAAAGCCTAAAAGGCTTTGCGGAGCAATTCCCTGTTAAAGTTCTAACATGGGAAGCGAACCCACATAGCTACAGTTCAATAGGTATTGAGACACATTTTTATGCCTATTCCTATGAAATAGACGATAACATACGCGAATTATCCGGCGTTAGAGCCTTTAAATGGTTAGTGAATAATGGACATGATATGGTCCGGAACAATGGCGATAAGACACTGGAAAAAGTTATAAATGCCGTAGACGGAACATGCCCTTTTACAGGCTATATAGGGGATTGCTCGCCCCTAGATCCACTGGCGGACTTTCTTAAAAAGCCGGATAGCCGTACGTTAGGCGAATTATTTCAGGCTTGCGCTGATAAATGGTTAAAAGACTTCATAGCCGATATGGAATATCAAGAAAGCGACGAATATGTTGCGGGCCATATGATGGCTAATGAATATGAGTTTACCGCTAGCGGCGAATTTTGGGGCTAAATATGTTTAAACTCTCAGCATTCCTAACCCTAGTTATTTTCATCATGGCCTTAGCCAATGAAATAACACGTAACAACTGATTAAACCGATTAGAGCGCGTCACGGCGCGTTCTTTCCCGTCTAATTAGGCGGCTTGATACCAAAACACGGAAATAGGATTATTTGAAATGACATTAGTTAAAAGGTTTAAAGACGCGAAAACAGGGAGTCGATATATGCAACGGTACTTCCCTATGGTGAGGCGTAAAGACGGTTTACGCCATTGTAATATCTGGGACGGGCATGCGTATCCCACCGTATGGCTTGGCCCAATAATGTACTACGTTTTATACCCTCACAATTCATGGGACGGCGTAGAGGTGCAAGGTGTTGAACTTTGGACAAGTAAATGACCCAAAAACATATAACCCCATATCAAGTTGAACAAATAGCGCGAGCCCTATATGGGCCGCGCTTTATGTCTACCTTAACGAAAAACCTAGGCCTATCAACGTCACATAGCCGTTACATCAAGAAAAATGGGCTTAAGGGCGATAACGCCGTGGAATTCATTGCCCTAGCGCATAAAGGCCTTCTTGGGCGCAATGTAGAACTTAAGAAAGCCCACGCTTTATTGAAAAGGATAGAAAAATGACCAAGCTTAGAATAGTAAAATGCCCTTGCGGCGACAAAATATGTTCCGACTATTTTGTTTCAGGATTTACGCCTGTACGGCAAGGGGCAGGATATAAAATAGACGAGGCAAGAGAAATCGCCGAATCACTGTCAACTGTTTACCCCGAAAAGTATCAATGGATTGACAAGCCCTAGACCTAACCCCATATAAGCCAAGCCGTGTTTTGTGTTTTGGTAGATATTAAACTAGGCATTGCCTCGCTTGTTTATTCAAGCGGGGTTTTTATTTGCCTATTGCGCATTCTGCGCGGACTCTACTGTGCATTTCGCGCAACACATAAAACATGCCGTCTTAAGCCGTTCTAAGCGCCTTTTATGCCTAGCCGCCACTACCCCTATAAAATTCCTAAAAGGCTATGAGGCGAAAACTGCGCAAGGCTGGCGCTACCCTTAGCACCGGTCCCGGCGCCGACCGAGGCCCCAAAAACCTGAATCCACCCCGGAACCTCGAATTTCAACCCCCTACTCGCCACAGTCAAATCTATCCACGAAAATTTTTTAAATTTAATTTTCATTGCCAGAACCTCCCTTTTCCTGAAACTCCGGGCGTCTTCGACCTCCCGTTCTCCCCGGCGACATTCCCACCCAAATATACCTTAGGCCCTTCCTCGTCGAACATCCCGGCCTCGATCCGCTTATCCATAACCGCTTGCTTATAGCCGCGCTCGGTGAGGACCTCTTTCTCAGAGAGTATGTTAAAGCCTCGCTGCCGTGCCATGAGTCGTACAGTCTGTGCTACAAGCTGCGCCTTAGATCCATAGACAGGCGTTCGGCTATCCCCCCGCATTTTAATCCCTGCGCGTTCCTCCAGGAATACGCGGGTCTCATGGAACACTCGGTAAGTGGCCTCGGGTCCTGCGAACCAATAAACGGCTGCGGGGCCGACGACACGACCTCCCTCTTTGACCCCAGAGCGCCGCACACACCGAGACATGATCCGCCGTGGTGTCCGAGACCGCCCCATTAACGAGCCGTCGGTCAAGCGGAGAATGTAAATAGCGCAGCACTCGGATTTAAGATAAAATCTATCCATTAGGACCTCCCGCAGCAAAAGTGAAAAGAGGTCCATCCCGATTCATCCCCATCCCTACCCCGAGAACAGATAGGTTCGCCGCGACCTCAACCTCATGGAACAGCCTATCCAAAACATGGTGCACCTTCTGGGTAGAGAAGCTCGGGTAGACGCGGTCTTTGATCGCCAGAACCGATGCTCCGCGGGCAAAGAGGTAGAAAGCTCTCCACTCCCTCCTATTCCGTCCGACAGCCCAAAGACTGGCTGCCCAGGACACCCACTCCATCGCACTGTCAATCTCGTCTGGGCTGGGCGCTGGCGGAGCAGTGGGCCCATCGTCGAACATCGCATAGGCCTGATCGAAGAGTTCATAATAAGCAGGCCACGCTGTCCCCGGCCTTTTCGGCCTATCCCGGTCTGGCATCTGCTCAACAACCTGTATGCCGCGCATCGCCAAAGCTGCTCCCGGATATTTCTTGGCTCGGTTGGATTTCATGTTACGCATCGGCATCTAATCCTTTCTCTAAAATTTCACGGAGACGCTTTTTCGACGCAGCCCCCAACTCGTACCCAAAACTCTGAACAGTAACGATGTTGACGCCGAGAGGGCTCAGGACCTTACGCATGCGGCTCACATAGACTTGGACGGCCTTGAGACTGTCTGGGTCTCGGAACAAATCGTTCCCTTCTCGCGTCGCTAAAAATAGTTGCTCCCGGCTGACACGCTCGCGCTTCAACAAAGCGGCTGTGAGCTTGGCGGGACCGGGCGGCACCCCGAACAAAACTTGTATGCGGCGCCATGTCGGCTCATCGACCACAATGTCCTCAAAAAGGAACTGGAACTGCTCGACGACTTTCACCAAAGTAGACTTGTCTTCGAGGCTCGGGTCGAACTTGAGAATGTCTAGCGCCGCGCTCATGACGGCGCTCCCAATTTTACCAAAGGTCGTAAAAATAAATTTCTGAGGCTCGCTAGGCGTCGTATATAAACCCCCTTTAGGGGGGTTATATATACGACGTCCGCTCCCACGGTGCCTTTTGGGGGTACGTCAAGAGGACCCGGAGTGTTCAAAACACCCCCCTTAAACGCAGTTAACTCATTGATTTTACTAGTTTTTATATTCAAACTGTTGCCTTTTTGCCACACCACCCCGTCGCACGCGTCGCATGGCGTCGCAAAAATAAATAGAGTCATAGATTTCAATGACTTACCGAGTTTACTCTTTTTTAACATTCTCATCTAAAACACCTCATTCGCGGTTAATTTGTCGTCATTTATGATTAGGAGCCCCTTAGATTTGAGGCGGTAAATTGCGTCCCGAACTTGCTTCCCAGAGGCGAACATTTCTTCCTCTAAAGCCAGTGCGACAACCGTATCGCGCTCAACGTTCGGCCCCTCTTGGGCGACCAACGTAAAGAGCGATAATTGCTTCCCTTTTAGGACTGTTTTCTCTTCGACAACCGGGGCCTCAGAAGCCAACATAACGAGACTGGAAATCTCTTTTTCGACCTCGTCGAAAGGTGTCAGATCAATCTTTTTAGCCTCGAACCAGCGGTCCTCTGGCTCCTCTGTGTCCTTCATCTTGGTGCACTTCAAAAGGGCCCTATCCGTCCCCTCTTTCCGGTCCACGAGATAGCTTAAATCGACCCCGGCATTGAGTGCCGTTGACCCTCTAGCGCGGGTCTTATTGCCGTGGCCCGAATGGTGAACGAGAAGGCAACAGGTGCCGAACTTAGCTCTCAAATAGGTGTCCACATTATGTATAAATTGCCCCATATCGGAGGCCGAGTTCTCGTCTGCCGCGCCCATATTTCGGGCAAGCGTGTCGATAACAATGATTTTCGGAGCGCCGTAAACCTCGGCGTGAGACTCAATAGACTCGGCTACAGCCTCGGCAGATATTTCCTCGTATAGCTGCGCGGCATCGTCTGAAACGAAGAGCGGTATAACCTCGCTGTCGGGCACATTATGCTCTCTGCGGAGCGCCTTGATACGCTTAGAGAGACCGTGACGCCCCTCACCTGCGATGTAAAAGACCGAGCCTTGCAACGTTGGGAGGTTGTGATAGGGCGTGCCGCGGGCCACATTAAAGGCCATATCTAGCGCTATAAATGACTTGTAAGAGCCTGGAGCGCCAAAGATGACGCCAAGTGTGTCAAGCGGCAGGAGCGTGTCTATCGCCCACTCTATGGGCGGCGTGTTCTTAATCAGATCACCTTCAATGGTGAAGCCGAAACCGGTCTCTTTGACCTTTTTAAGTTTTGCCTGCTTGTGCGCCTCTTTCGCCCATTTAAAGACGGTAGCGAAAGTGACAGGACGGGTGTTGTTCAGATTAGCTTGGAAAGAGTCCCAGCGGGTCTGCATTTCCTGTTCATTGTATTTGTGCGAGTTGGAGGACCACTCATCCCAAAGGGCGAACCCATCTGCGGAGCCGTTGGTCTCGTGGTATATCCCCATCCCCACTTTGACCCAGTCACTCATGCGGATGTCTGGATCGAGCGTATTAAGACATTTAAGGATTTCCTCTTCTGAGAAGCCCATGGGTGGCTGCGCGTTCTCTAGGGCGTTGTCAGAAGACATTGAGGGTGCGTTGGATTGCCCGTCCTCCACAGGCTCCCATCCGGCTAATTCCGCTAGGTGCTCGAAATGGAGCACGATGTCGCGGGCTTGCTCTTCCGTTATCGTCGGCAGATCCTCTAGCGGCGTGTCTGCGAGCTCTTGGTGGGGGTAGCTGTAGGGCTGTCCTGTGTCTGGGTGGATATGATAGGCGACGAACTGTTGGCCTGCGCCGAGAATCTCCACCTTATGGTCTTCACCAAAGAGGTCGATATATTTCTTAGACGTTATTTTGCGGAAAGGGGTGTCTGTCTTATAGATCAGCGCCACCTTGGGGAAATTCCCTATCCGGTGTACGGGTGACGGTATCGTCTCCGCGATATAGTCAACAACGCCCCGCACCATGTCGAGGTCTTTGACGTCTATATCAACAGCGGAGACGGTGCCGCAGAGGATACCAACGCCAGAGTTATTGTTGAAGCTGCCGTTAAGCCAACGGTCAAGCAGTGCCGTGTCCGCCTTGAACTCCTGCCACCCTTTAAGGCCGGGATGTTTCATGCCCTGCCTAATGGGTATTATCGGGTATCCGAGACCGAGTAAGGTCTTGCCGTGCTTGAGGAGGTTTTTAGCCACTATTTCCTAGGCCCGTGATGTGAGAGGAAAACCCAACCGTAACGCTCTAAGGCGGCTACGAGGCCTTCATTGGTGAGGCCTAACTGGCAGAGGAAACGGGAGCGCAGGTCGGATCGGATAGACCCTTCCCGCTTCATCATAGATCGCTCCCAAGCCTGCACGGCAATAAGTTTAAGAAGTAAGCTTGGTTCGCCGTCGGCATATTGAAGTGACAGCCACATATCGAGGCCCGTATCCTCGGCCTCCAGACCGCACTCCCCGACACGGGGCGCGCGGCGCATATAGCGATTGTCGTTACTTGGGGAGGGCATTAGCGGTCGTCGTGAGCCAATAAGATATTTGCTGCTCTGTTGCGCCGGACTTGCGCCCCGCTAATATGGCTGCGGCTAAGAGAGACCGCGCGATCTCATCAGGCGCGTACCCATAGAGTAGAAGCGTATCGAGTCTCTGCCCAACCAGAGCGTCAATGCGATCGTCGTTTGTCTTGTGAACCATCGGGCCCTCTTCTGGGGCGCTCATTCACTCACCCCAGAGCGGTGTGAATGCTAGGTCGTCGATAAAATCTATAGTGTCCTCGACCCTGTTTTGGATATTGCGGGCTTGTTTCTCGCTAAAAGGTTCTACGAGTTCGGCCAGCAGCCAAATCAAGACGAGGGCGAGAATAGGGATAATGAACAGGGTTAATGCCAAGGCGCGGCGTATAAATTTTAGACAAATTTTCATGAGATTCTCCGAGTTTTGTGTTTTGGTATGGAGATGTCATAGCGGTAATTTTACCTATGTCAACGGTTAACTTATTATTAACCACGGTTTTAATTACCGATTGCGTTATTAAAGGCTCAAATATAAGGTTACTGAGAAGTTAAATAGGACGGATAAGATACCGATATGGCGAGCAACCAGAGCATATTACGGAAAATTAACGCTAAACTAAAAGAGCGTAGATTGTCCGCGGCGGCAGCCTCTAAGAAGGCGGGCCTATCCGAGGATTACATAAGAAACATGAAACGGGGGTTGACGAAGTCCGCGAATGTGGAGGCGCTATCCAACCTTGCAGAAGCGTTGGGGTGCTCTCTCGGGTACTTACTAGGCATAGAGCCCGACACGCACGATGTTATGAGTGTCCCACGTTACGGCTTCCGTCTGGGCATGGGTGGGGGCGGCATAGCTCTATCGGAAGACCCTGACGGGCAATGGCCCCTAGACCAAAACTACGCTAGGAGTGCTCGCTTGGAAAACCGAGACCTCATATCTGTGGAGGTTGAGGGCGACAGCATGGCCCCCACTCTGCAGTCCGGGGACCAAGTGATGGTGGACAAGTCCGATCGCAACCCCGCACGGGGCGGTCTGTTCGCGATCTATGACTCCGAAACCCTTGTGTTGAAACGTATCGAGCGCATACCCGACACAGACCCGGCGCAGGTGCGATTAATCTCTGATAACAGCTTCCACGGGGACTATGATGTTTTGGCTGAATCAACGGTTATCATAGGCCGCGTTGTGTGGTTCGCCCGCCGTCTATAATCCACAGCGGATTTTTTACCAACTATTTTATTCTTAATTAACAATAACTTAGCCCATTCACGGCTGGTTAGGTGTGATATTTTCCCGTTCTCTAGCTTGACATAGGTAATTTTACCTGTCTATAGAGCGAGTGTTCTACCAAAACACTTAACACGGAAAATGCAAAATGCTTATCACTGAAATAGACCTGAAAAAGGTCAATCTGGCTTTCTTAGTCGCGTTAAAACCCCAACACCGCAGAAATATAATTGCCCGCAGCGGTATATTATCCGGTGCCCAGAAATCCCGCTGGAGATCTGCGGCATGATTAAATTCCAAGTCAAAAAAAGATTCACCGACAAAGTCCAATTCACAGCAGCAGAGATCGACTGCTCCGAGGATACACCTCGATCAATAAAACTCGGCCTCTCTGTAAAATGGGCGATTCAAAACAAGGCCCACTTACAGAGCGCCAACTTAGGGGGCGCCGACTTACGGAGCGCCAACTTACGGGGCGCCGACTTACGGGGCGCCGACTTACAGAGCGCCGACTTACAGCACGCCAACTTAGGGGGCGCCAACTTA